TCAACGTCACGCCCGACCTCGAATCCTTTTTTAATCATTGAAAATGCACTCGTAGCGGTTGCGAGCGCTGTAACAGGGTCTATCATGTTCTCCCTCTCTCTCTACCACTATTTATAAAAAAAGAGAGACAGGGTTTCCCCTGCCTCTCCGTCTAGTAGTATGCGTTGTCTTTTTGTGGTGTTACGACACTAAGGACTTACTGCACAGGGTTTGACAACTTACCCATCATTTGCGAGTTTTTGGAAATACGACATTGTATCGTCCTCATCCTCGTCAGTACTTGGAATTGATGGTGCTGGTTCAGACTTGAACTGTGGTGTTTCTACAACATCATCGTCAATTATTGCAGCAGCACTTGCAGTAACCGTACCAGACAGTACATCGTCTAGTCTCTTCTTCAATTCATCATATGACTTGAAGTTGGTTGGTGCAAGAAACTCTTGCAACGAATACTGTTTATCCCAGATAGCGTTGAGTTCGTCATCGTTACCTTTCAGAGCAGATACAGTCTCAAAAGAGGATGCATCGTAGTTCCAGTATCCATCAACTTTACGAATCTTCAGTTTGAAGTTCGCACCTTCCCAGAAGTCGAAAGGATTGATAGGTGTTTCATCTTCAAACTCTGGTTGCATTGCAGCCATCAGTTTGTCAAAGATTTTCTTACCGTAACGGAAGAGGAACACCTTACCTTCGTTCTCTGGATGTTTGGAGTCAGAGACAACGTAGATGTTTGAGTAGTACTCAAGTTTACGTTTCTGTTTCCTCGCAATTTCCTTGTCTGATTCCAGACCAGAATTCCATAATGAGGAATTATAATCTGACACAGGGTCTTTCTGACCATTAAGAGTAGTCAAAGAATTCTCAATGTACCACTTACCTGTAGGGCCTTGGAAAGCGTGTTTCCAAATCTTGACCCAAGGAAGTTCCTCACCTTGCGGTGCAGGCAAGAAACGAATAACTGCATAACCGTTACCAGACTTATCCAGTTCTGGTTTCCACAACCTTTCGTCTACATAAGACTTCTTTTCTTGGGGAGCACTCTCTGCTTGAACTTGAGAGAGTAGTTTGTCGAGCGTGTTCGCTCGTTTTAGTGTATCTAACGACATATTATTTTCTCCGTATGTTATCGTATGTTAAAGTATTTCGCATTGTTCATAATATAACTCTATTTATACTACATCATCCACCCAAAGTCAAGGAGTCTTTCAACTTCTTCTTGGGTAATGAATTGTAGATTTTGACAACCACGCCATTCCTCAATCCAACAGTCAGTTGGTGATGTTCCCAGAACATCTTTATTGACTTTATAGAACTGAACATCTGGGTAGTTCTCAAAATTCTCTCTGTGTTGAACAATCCAGTTTGATGGTTTTACATAGTCTTGGTCATTGTCCAAGTAGCACTCTGTACCACCATATACATTGTTCAACTTACCGTCATTTGAATATAGGTCATGACCTATAATATAGACGTTCTTTGCACCTAGTTTCAGTGCAACCTCAATTGAGGTAGGCCCTGCTGACCAACCTCTGTCGGGTTCGATAGTGTGACACATATCTTCACCCTCTCGACATCCAGTGATATAAGTCTTGACTTGCATTCTGTCAATCTCAAGTCGTTCTCTTGAAATCTCTGGATGGTCTTTCAAAATCTGTTCAAACTTCTGTTCTACTGCACGTTCATCTGAACCATGTATGACAAAATCTGTATCATCATGTGTAATGTGAATGTTCGCATATGGATACTGCTTCTGCATATCGTCTAACATAAACATAGGAATAGGCGTCCAATCACGAATCCAAGTATGGTTTTTCTTGGAGTATCCACTGCGAACAATCTCATGAGTAATCTGATTGTCCAAACAAATAAGATGGTCAACCGTCATATCACGATAAATTGCATTGCACCCAAATGTTGCACCTCTGCCTTCGATAACACTCATGTCAAAATCAAGTCTTGACTTACCGTTACCAAAACAAAATGCGTTTACGAAATCGTTTTCAATTTCTAAGTTCTGGCCACGAAGCGGGGAACTGTTTTCTTGCGATTTCATCAATTCTGTTTGCAATAATTCTTGTTTCATATTGTGTATCCTCGGCACAGCGTAAGTTACATACTCTTGCAAATGCCATTAATGTACCAGACCAATACCACTCTGTGTAAAGATTCTGTGGAAGAACCATTCTTGCCATCTCTGGTGCGATGTTAGCGTTCAACAGATTCTTGTATGTCTGCGTCACGAACTGAATTGCACCATCAATATTGTATTCAACTGTTTCTTCACTACTACCTTGTTTCTTATCCTCTGCCTTCAATCTCCAAGACTTGGGAGTATAGAACTCTGGTTCGTCATCAACGTATCGTCTGGATATTTCGTTCCACACCAAACCGACTTGGTGTTTCACCAGTTGTCTTGCAACAAAGATGGGAGCCTTGATATGGAATTGCATTGACGCATGACCAAATGGACTCCAGTGGTCTTCTCTTGCAAGGAACTTAATTAACTTCAAGTCACCGTGGTCAAATTGTGTTTTCTTCTTACCAAAGGATACTCTTGCAGCATTTACTACTGTAAGGTCATCACCCATATGGTCAATCAATTCAACGTGCAATTGAGTTTTCTCCTTCCATCTTTGCTTCTGCATAAGTCTTTCGTGTGTAAAATGCGACTGTATTCTTACCATTGAATACTTGACAATGGAATACAGGTGGTTTCGACTTTACATACTCAGATGGTTTATCATCCTTTGCTGGGATGATATAACCCGCCTGGAACACTTTGTAAGACCTAGTTGACATAGTGTCTCCTTGGTCTTGGTTTACGGAATTGGGTCATTGCAAGTGTCTTGACCCTTTCTTTCAACTCCTTATCCGTCTTTTGGAGTTCTGCAAGGTCATACTCAAGTTCACGAATACGAGCATTCGCTTCATCAAGTTTCGCACGATAGAAATCTCTTTCTTTCGCAACAGGGTCACCGTCAAGGTGTAGGGTGACTTCAATATCTTTAGTCATCAAAATGCTCCTTAGTTAATTGCATTGTTATTACTCTATACTCATTTACATCAATTGTCAAGAGTTTTTCATAATTAGTTATAAGTTTCTTTCTGTCAGGCCACACGATGTCTTCATCAATTTTCTTATCCCATGTCGTACAGAATCCAATCAATCTCTCCAAAACACAGATGGTTTCGATTGATGTTTTCTTCGACATGAATTGTTTTAACAACATCGGGTGTTGTCCTTCAGTTTGAAATATTTCATCAAAAGATTCAACTTTGTGAAATAATTCAACTAATTCATTTTTGAAATTATACTTTAGTGCTTGGTTTCTTTTCTTCCAGTTCACATAGTTTTCATCGTTAAAGTTTCCAACCCAGCCTTTGGGATTGACTATGAAGTTGGATATGAAGAAGTCCTTGGTATCGTCTTTATAAGTCCTTGCAACCTTACCAAAGAATGGTCTGTCATTACGTTTTAAGAACGAGTCTACACTCACATTCGCTTTACCATGATACTTACTATAATCGTAGTTACTAGTAAAGTGAAGTTTTAACGCATGATAGATTTTATATGCGTCATAGGCTTCCATTAGATAGGTAACTGTGCAACTCTAGGTAAGAAATTGAGTTCTCTTGCGTTGCACTCAATCTTTTCCTTCAGTGATTTTGTAATAAGGGGTTTGATAGTATCTGGTTCGATGTTGTTTTTCTCGCAGTAATCTAGTACTGCTTCCATATGAGAACAACCACATTCTTGAACAACTTGTTCCACTGCAAGTGAGAACTTTTTAGGTGTCATCAATTTTTCCATATTCTATTCCTGTTAACGATAGAGGGAGTCACCCTCTATCTAAATTTAGCAGAGCAGTCATATACGTTAACTGTTGCGAGGTGGTGACTAATCCACCTTTCTCCTTTGTTGTGTTGTGGAGTTAACCGTGACCCCACACGGACGTATTAAGGCGTCACCCTATCCATGTAATCTTTTGTGCAAGTGCGATTGCTACCACATATACACCGTACCCAAATAAACTCCATAGGGTTGCAAAGAGAACCATCTCAATACTATCAGTTTCATACCACCACTTTCGCAGTGCGAATGGCAGTTTAATCTTACTCATGTTCACCACCCTTATCTTGTGGGTCTAACTTAATCTTTTTACCATTCATCCACATATATTGTCTTGCACGACTTGGTGTTGATGTAGGAAACTTTACAAAAAATGTAGGTTTTAATCTTGCAGTTTCAAAGGTTGCAACCGTAACCACGATTGCAGCAAGGATTAGTGCGTGAGCAATCATACTGACACCCATAACCCAAAAACTACCAATCCACATTGAAAATACAATACACCACATCCATGCAAGTACCTGTAGCACCATGTGTCTGGTATTGGTATCTGGGATATGTCTTAGTGGATTCTTATCGGCATCCATGATACCATTCCAACTATCGTAAACAAATTCTCTCATATCTATTACCTTTTCCATCGTTACTTTTAGTGGATAATGTGCGTCTACACTATCCTTAAAATCAATAGCATCGTATAGGTCAACAAAGTTTCTAACCACTTTGTGTTCTCTGAAATATCCTGTCACCTTATACATACTATCTCCAAAATTAAGTGGTGGTGTTTCTGTTTCCAAGTACACCACCGAAACTCAGTACGATTATGCTGCGAGAGCGTAATCTA